CCTTATCCATTTTTAGTGGCGCTGGCCTTACTCTAGATTCTATGAGGTACAGCATGATCGAGAAAGAAGCGCTTCGAAAGAAATACTATCTTGGTGCTGATTTTATCAGAACTATTCTCGACTCTGTGCTTTTTATCTGTGAACGTGGCCAGCAATGCTGGAAAACTGGATCTATTGACCCTTTATTTCACTCTGGTAAAGCTTATGAGGAGTGGATGGAGCAAGCGAGGAAACTCCAAAACCTTGCACCATTCACTGCTAACCTTGAGCCTCATGGTTATTCCTTGTTCCAATATACTCAGGAACTTAAGGATGCTATAGAGAAAGGACAAGCTATATCCAGACACTCAGCAAAGTTAGGGAAGTTCGACGATAAGATAGTTAAGAAGCTACTAAATGACCTCCGTTTGACGGAATCTGAGCTCTTAACTCGGAAAGCTGCGATGCAAGATCGTCGAGCCCCATTTGCTATTTTGTTGCATGGTGGCACAAGTGTTGCCAAATCTACCCTCACGACCCTCCTCTATATACACTATGGAAAGTTGTTCGACCTTCCGACTACATCGGAATATAAATACACTAGGAACTCCATAGACGAATATTGGGTGAACTTCAGCACTTCTAAGTGGTGTGTGCAGTTGGATGATATTGCATTCATGCACCCGGATAAAGCTCCTCAGGGAGATCCGACACTTATGGAGATGTTGCAGGTCATCAATAATGTGCCCTTCGTGCCTATACAGGCAGCATTAGAAGACAAGGGGAGGACACCGCTGGTAAGCCGTCTGGTAATCGCAACAACTAACACCCAACAATTGAACCTTCGGAACTATTTCTCTTGTCCTGTTGCAGTTGCTCGCCGTATGCCTTATGTTGTCACAGCTAAACCCAAAGAGGGTTTTTCGAATGTTGACGGAACTCTGGATACTGCAGAAGCTGCCCGGATTACTGAAGCCATGCAAGTCGGGGAATATCCCGATTTTTGGACTTTTGAGGTTCGAAAGGTGAGTGTTAGCTCAATGGATCGAGACCGAAATACTGCTGCTTATAACCTGATACACACTTTTGATGACGTTTATTCGTTTATTAAGTGGTATTCCGCTACTGCTATTGCTTATGAAAGCACACAAGACTCTGCAATGGATGCTATCGCTAAAATGTCCAAAGCGACTGTCTGTAAGGTGTGTTATTTGCCTGATATCAAGTGCGAGTGCTCTCACTCCCCCACTCCATCCGAACTTGGAGAGAGTCCAGTTGATAGGATTGAGCTTACTGCTCAAGCTGGTCCTGCTCTCACCTCCCCTGGTGGGCTATTTTCTGCTACTAAGCCTCCGGTTGCACCTTTTTATAAGGTGGCTGTTAGACCTGAAGTGGTGGCTCGAACCTGGAATGAAATGAAATCGTGCATCATCCAAGATGGTGTTCAAGTTTACTGTGAACCCAGGAAGAGTTATACCGCTCAGTTAGCTGCTTGGTGGTGGATGTTTATGTGGTGGTGCTATCTCTACTTGCCTTTCTTCGCTCGAATAACCGATTGGATGTTCGGCGACGACTGGCTGTGGAAACGCACTCGACGTCATTTGTGGAGCAACAAGCTCCTTAGGAAAGTCATGTGGCGAATTGGTTGCCGTGTGAATGCCAAAATCTCTGCGCATGGAATCTTCGCACAACTTGCTGCTGCTGCTGCCTTTTTGATTGCTATCAAGTTTTCTTATGATTTGTGTGTTAGTGCTGTAGCTGGTTTCTCGAGCTTTTTTAGGCAAGAGGAACAAGATCAGCCAGAACCACCGGTTCAGGGGGAATCTGAATGGCATATTGAGGATTTTCTCACAGAAGAGAAGATTGCTAAGTTAGCAGCTTCTGCGAAGAAGAAGAAGAATAAGGAGAAGGTGTTGCAACCTTCACCCCCCCAAGTAAATTTTACTGCGCAGGGGACAAACCAGTCAAAACTCTCCGAGTCTTATGGGAAGCCTTTGGAACTCCCCAAGGACGCGAAGCCTAATGTCTGGTATAAGGAAGATTTTGAGACTTCTCGCTTTGACGTTTCGCCCACAATCGAATCGTGGAAAGCCCATTCACCTGAAAAAGTTAAGGAGATGCTTCTTCCTAATTGTGTTTCTTTCGCTCTTGTGGAGGATAATGGAAAAGAAAACTTTCCGGTTAGAGCTGTCTGCATTGGTGGTCATACTTATTTGACTAATAATCATGCCATGGCAGTTCGTCCAGAATTTGTTCTTAGGATCCGTTCAATGGGTGGCGCTGGTGTGCTACCTAATGTCGATATGAGAGTTACTCAAGCGCAAATAAAGCGCTTTCCTAATGAAGATCTTGCTCTCGTGCACCTTCCTGCCTTGCCTGCTCGGAAGTC